CTCTTTCTTATCCACAGGAATATTTAAGTTTCTCCGCTTTTTTGATTGATTTTTTGACTTATCCACAGGCAGGGTAGGGATGCCATAAGTTATCCACAGATTATGCAATGCCACGCAATATCCTTTACATTCCTTTACAATATTCTATGGCACAGTAGGCAAGAATGCTTGACAGACTAAACATAGTCATACATCATCTATCTTGTAGTACATACATTGATAACTAAAGGAACCGACATGGGTGATTACGCTATAGGATTCTTCAGCGCAGTAGTAGGTGTTTATGCTGTAGTCGAGGCAGCATTCAGACTGATGGCTATCTAACAGATAAAGAAATTGCTGAGACTGTCTTGCTCTATGACTTCTTTATAGTTAAGTTCAGAGTAGTCAGTCCAGCTATCTTCTGAGTAGTGCCGATATATTCCTAATCGTTCCAACTGTGTTTTATTAGTATGGCAACTAACACACAGTGGTTGGAACACATTCAATAGGAATCGCTTCTCGTCTTGCAGATGAGGAAAGACATGATCCACTGCCTGTGCTTGGACTATCTTTCCCGCTACCTTACAACTCAAGCATAGTGGTTGAGTGGTTAACACTCGACGCTTGATCTTGTTCCATACAGGTAGGTTGTACAAACGCTCATTCTGTTTGTGCTTATCTGACCGCTTGCCACCATGCACTTTGCAGTACCCAGTGCTAAAGACTTTCTTTTCTTTACAACCTAAAAAATTACATTTGGTATAGGTTGGGGTTGATGGCATTAGGACAAGAATCGTAGCTTATAGATTGTTTGATCGCAAAGGCTTTTGATTTCGTCTAACAGGTTTTGCAGTTCAGAGTCTTGCGGCAGTTCAGCGCGGCACATATCCACTTCTTCACTGACACCGATCAGATACTGTAATGGTGCTGTCGGCAGTTCGTATTCATCAGTGTAGCCAGTGATGATGCCGTACTTGCCTTGATACGATTCAGCAAAAGTATCGGTCAGTTCGTCGAGCGCCGGATAGAATTCACCCAGTGCGACATGGGTGGCATAGGAACCGGGGCCGGTAGCTTGCAGATGAAGAATGTGCGTGTTCTTAACCGCATTAAACATACACTGCACAAAATAAGCCGCGACATTTTCCATCTGCTGTTCCTCTTTGTATCCGCTTGAATATGCGGCTTTAGCTACCTGCAACGCTTTCTGCTTGGTTAGGAATGGCCCCTTGCTGCCCCAAAACCATCCCTGATCCGTTTTCCTGATTGGCATCGTGTTTCCTGTACAAGTAGACATTCTGTCGGCCTCTAGTGCCGGTTGTTTTCTTTTCGACTACACGGTCTACTTCATTGCCTTTAGCCATCAAGCTAAGTGTAGTTTGCACACTGTTCAAACTCAACTGCAATTCCTGTGCAACGCTTACCGCACTCAGGCATTTACCGCTGTCAAGCAATGCAACAATGTTGCGTTTGACTTTCATGTCTTATCCTTTAAAAAATCTGGCAGCACTCTACGATTGGCGTGGGCAATCACTGCCAGTAACCACGCTACCCTGAAGGAGGGGAGGGTGGCTAATTATACAACTAAATAAGATTGCTGGCGCATTACTTCACAAATCAATGCTGCCGACTCGACAGACTTACAAAAGCTATGCCCACCTTGCCAAGTCTTGAGAAAATCCATCTGTGCCTCAGTGATGCGGCCTTTGGGCATCTTGCACTCGACCAGCCAAGTAATTCCTTTATAGCTAACCACTAGGTCTGGGAATCCCTTGCCAATGGTGCTAGTAATCGCCACGCTAAATCCCGCCTTGCGGAAATATTCAACAATGGCAGTTTGATTTTGGTCAACCTTCGCCGCCCTACGCATCGCCAACCAATCGCTGAGTAGCTTTATACAAATCCATTTCTTTACCGTATCGCTTTTCAAATTCCTTGCGCCACGGATGCCGACTGACAAATTGCGGCGTGTTCTTCCCGCTGCGATGATGGGTTGGACATAAACAAATCACGAACATATCGCCCATGCGCCGGTTCCCATCCAGCAAGTGATGGATGTCACCGTCCGTCCTGACTTCATACTCCAGCAGACAAACTATGCACCCCTGCTCCCGTACCTTGTCCTGATACTCCCGTTCCTGATTGTTCATCGCTCCAGATCACTCCATGTTCGGCGCCAAAAGAATAAATTAATTCGCAAAGGTCGGAAAATTCTTTCTTGGACATCTTACTGGTGCTTTGACCTAATACTACAAACCCACCATCAATCCCCGGCACAACATCTGATTTCTTCAATGATGCCGTGAACATCGCTTTCCAATCATGGGTACTGAGCCAACGGTCATACCACTTTACCTGCTTAGTCACATCGCGCAACAAAGCCCATAGCAGCGCGTTTTGTTCCAAGGTGCGGTTAGGTTCCTTGACTTCCACCATGTAGCCTTCTGGGGCTGTTTTGATGGCTTCCAACACATTGCTACGGTTTCCATAGAGTCTATAGATCATCGTTTATTCCAAATAAAAGTATAGGTCTTTTCATGCTTTTCTATGGCCTCGATGCCCACCACCAACCCAAAGGCTTCTTGGAAGGCATCCACCACTTCCGCAGTAACCGGCATAGCTATGCGCCGATCCTCCCGCGACATCTTGGCAGTGGATGTCTCCATCCAGAATGCTAGTGTGCCATTGCTCTTAACTTGCTCATCAGTATCGACTCGTCGGACGGTTGGGGTAAGTGCCATTCCTGTATGTCTACTTCCCATGCTGGCTTATCCTCTGAAATTCTTTTGCGTGACCTAAAAAATCCTGTGAACTCAGGATGCTTGGCTTCAAACATTCTGGCGTAGTACGCGCAGTAATTGTTGTTTAGCTTTAATTCACTCCCCTGAATTTCAATGTCCATCTGCCATCGGATGCGCTCAAACACTGCTTGGGCTGAACCTCTAGGCCGACCAACAATTTCCATTGTGAACTGCTCAAACAGTTGCCAAACAATAGGATTGCGCTCATGGAACTTGGCAAATGCGTCAAATATTTGTTCTGCACGATTCATGTCTTTTCCTTTCAATACTCATAGTTAACGGTTGACTTGTTTACTTGAAAAACCTTTGCTCCATTGCGTAAATGAAAGTTTTGCGCCATTTCTGTCTTGGGAGACATCGTAACGATTCTCGCAACATAATCTTTTTCTCTCTCCACCAAAGTATTGACTAACTTTTGACCGCATCCCTTTTTGTAAGACCAAATAGAATACAAAATAATTTTCAAGCCAGTATCGTCATGCCTGTCAGCTTGCAATAGTTCACGCTCACTTTTGGGTATGTTGTATCGGTAGACAACGCAAACGACAGCGCCAACCGTTTTTTCTTCTAGCCACATAAACACATGATGTCCTGCACTAACTTTTCGCTTGGAACTGATCTTGGGGCGTATAGGATCATCAAGCAAAATAGGGTCGGGATGAAGTAGTCGGACTAGCATGGGCTCTTCTCCGTAAGGTTTTCTTGTACGCCTTCCCATCCGCAAGCCACGCACGTCGCGCGTGAAGCCGGGTCTGTTGTTTTCGTACTGTGACAGTAGTAGTCACCCGTGTTGACCATGAACATCTGACAATGCTCTGCTGTCACTTTGTCACTTTTGCATTCTGGACAGTGATAAGTCGGCTCTTTCATCCGTTATTCCTCCGCAGCTTGGCTTCGATGGCTTTGGCAAATTCTTTTAAACCCTCGATTTCGCAAAAATAGTGATTGCAACCATCCACACGAACATGGTTTAGTCGGTCAATTTCCTCATCTGTCAACCCAACCCACTTGCGCTGTGGTGTGTTTTTACCGGCATGAAATCCAACCATGTAGGCAATAGTCAGGTCATCAGGCTCTTGATCTGACTGTGCCAAAGCTTCTTTGATGGCTTTCATCGCGTTGCCAACTTTTGTAATCTCACGAACATGCAGCGGCGAACAAATGCAGTCTAACGCCTCAAGCGCCAGCTTCAATGCTTCGTCTTTAGTCATTAGAATGTTCCTTCTTCACATAGTGTCGTATCAAATTTTTGTCGTTTAATTTTCTGGACAATGTAGCGGTAGCAAGAAGGTGGTTGCTGATACACCCACCGCAATACATTGCCATCTTCATCAAGGATGCCGTATCGCTTCATGCTGATTTCTTTAACCGTTCACGGTAGCCAGCCATATCCTCCCCCGGTCTTGCAGGGATGCCTAGCTTGCGTCCGTATGCCATTGTGGATTCATCCGACTGCCACCAAGCCACGACAGAACGATCCGGCATAGACACTTCATCGTCAAACCGTTCGCCACCTAGCCATGATCCGGGGTGCGGAATGTAAGTGGAATCGCGGCCTTCAGCATTCCATAACTTGATGTGCTTGGGCAATGCTTCAAGTGCCGCTTGCTGCTGCTGCGGGGTCAATCTCGCCCACATTTTCTGCGCGTGTTTCTTTGCTACTTTGCGTGGATATAGCTTATAGAACTCATCAAACATAATGCCCCCTTATAGTTTTGATACAACCCACAAAATACAACCAACAAACAACAAAATTACGCCAGCAAAAAAGGTGAACGCGCAGACTTCCTCTTTCCAATTTGTGTCTTTTGTTTCTGGGTTGCACACTGCCATGTAGAGGATGAAACTTACTATCATCATTATCAAGCTGCTTACTATCATGTCTATGTCCTAT